TTTTACGTGTCATTAAGAAACTATTTTTTTTATATTCTATCATAGATTTCTATGTAGAATTCTGTGATAGAATTTATAATTTCCACTTATTTTTTTGTATGTTATCGTTATGATATAAAATTATGTAAAATAATATAAAGATTCTGTTATAGAATTCTGTATAGATTTCTGTCGCTATGGATTTTCAAATTATTTTAAATAATAAAAAGGTTTATGAATTTTATAATACCCATAAACATTTACGTTTTGAAGATATGTCTTGTTTAATGGTTGATATATTAGAAAATATATCAAAAAATACTAATTCATCGATTGATATATCATTTGCTGAAAAAGTTTTAGGATCAATTAATTTATTACAATCACAAATTGATAATAGTTTTGAATCTAAATTTCAAATCTTTAAAAAAGAGTATACACAGGAATTAAATACAATTTTATGTACAGTACAAGAAGATAAAATAAATAAAGTATTAAAAGAATATAATGAAAATATGCAGGATAAAACAAAAATACTTTTTAATGAAGTATTTCCAAAAAATAATGAAACTATAACTAATCAAATTAATAATTCATTTTCCATGTTTGATAAAATTATTAATTCATCGGAACTAAGAATACAAACAACATTAAATGAAAATTGTGCTAGTATACAACATATAAACAATACACAAACTAAAATTGCTGAAAATGTTAATGGATTAGTTAATAAATTTCATAATAGTTCAAATAAAGGAAATTTTTCGGAAAATTCAATTGTAGAAAAATTAACTATACTTTATCCATATGGAAATATCGAACACGTAGGAAATAGGTTAAGTAATTCAGGTGATATTTTTTTAAATAGAAAAGATAAAAATAAAATTATTATTGAAAATAAAGAATATGATAAAACAGTTGTTCAACATGAAGTAGATAAATTTATAAACAATGTTATTTTAAATAATTGTGACGGAATTATGTTATCACAAAGTTCACAAATAATATTTAAAGATGATTTTGAAATTAATATTAATGGAGATTCTATATTAGTATATATTTGTAATGTAAATTATGATATATCTAAAATAAGAACTGCTATATCAATTATAGATCATTTACGATCACAAAAAGAAATTATTAATAAAGACCAAAATTCCATTAAATTATCAACTGAAGAAATAGATATTATAAATAAAGAATACCATATTATGTTAAATCAAAAAAAAATTATTATTAAATCAATTACAGAAGCATTTAATAAAAATATAGAAGAAATTAAAAAAATGAGTTTACCATCACTTGAATTTATTTTAACAAGACAATACCACGTTAAATTATCAGAAGAAGAACGATGTCCATATTGTGATAAAATTTGTAAAAATAATGCAGGAGTATCGGCACATTTAAAATCATGTAAAAAAGTACCAGACAATACTTAAAGATATTACTTAAAGAACATATATAAAGATCCCTGGGGCGGGATACGAGCGTAGCGAGTACACAAGACAGCGAATGCAATGGTCTAAATAAATTTACAATTTTAAAATTGCATACAATGTAAACTCTACAATTTAATTATAATTAAAATGAATTTAAACAAATTTATTTTAAATTTAATTTTTAATTTAAACAACGTTAACATCAAGGTTGTCTGGTAACTCTGGTAAACCTTGTAACTTTTTACGCTTTTCTTTGAGTTCTTCTTTATGGATCTGGTAATAACGTGCTGATTTTGCATTTATACTAACACGGTTTTTATCTTCATAACGTTTACGATACACTTTTTGACGTTCTTCAAATGGTAAATCAAGTTTTTCTTTTTTTAAAATTGTTATAATGATATTGGGAATTTCTACAACAGGACGTGTATTCGGAAGTTTTAATACATCTTTAATTTTTAAGTACTGGGAATCTGTTATTGGAATAGTAGACCCATAACACTGTCTATACCAAAAAAGATTTATATAAAAAGAATATTCATCATCATTATCACTTATTTTATAAATACCAATAGCAAGATCCTTACATTGATCTACAAGTTGAAATGCCAACATATAATCTATATAAAAACGTTCATTACGTTTAAATCGGTTATAAGCAGTTTTTTTATCATTAAGAACAAGGGATGTATCAATATGTTTACTTATACCTAGATATAAAAATTTATATTTTTTAGAATTACTAACATATAATTCTGAAATTGGATAATCAGTATCCAATCTAACTTTAGGATCTTCAACATAAAGTATATAAAGCATTTTTAATTTTTTTAATTTTTTTAATTTTAATTCTTTAAATTAATTTCATCAATTTAATCACATTAGTTTTATTCAAAATGCTAATTTACACACCAGATGAATATAGGATGAATTTTTAAAAAATAAAAATTATTGTTTTAAAAACATTGCTTTTTATAAACAATAAGTTTTAACTTTTATTTTTTAAAAATAAAAATAAAAAATAAAAAAACACGTGAATTAATAAAAATATCGGTATTAAATTACACCAATACATATACGTTATACATAACAACCAGTTGTTTTTAATAATAACTTTATTTTTAAATAAAGTTAAAAATATTAACACCGAGTTCACGTTAACTATTTATTTTCCGCAATAATCAGAAGTATTTATTAGTAGCAATAATACCTTTTTTTTACTTTTTTTATCTTTTTTTTAAAGATAAATGTAAAAAAGAAAGTTAATTTCTTTTTTCTTTCTATATTTAACTTTTTTAAAAAATATTCACATATAGAATAAGTATGAAATTACGTTTTAATGGTATTTATTATTTTTTTAAAAGATGATATAAATATAATAATAAAATAATAAAATGTATAATACAAGTGACACAGCGGATAACGTAATAATAAGGGTATATACCCCGGTATATACAAAAAAGACCATTTTTTACAGATACCTCATTTAAATACTGCTGCACGTAAAAAGGTCCTTTTTATCACTTTTACCGAGATTGTTAATCCGCGTTTATGTTTTTAGCAGTTGATACGGTATATCGGTGTAAAATTCTACGTAACGCGTTATAAACATGGATTAACGTAAAAAATAATATTTTAAAAATACATGCACGAGGTTTTACGGGTGTAAAATAAATATGCCATGAAAATATACGATGTCGCATGTAAAAAATACCGATAAAACCAATTAGCGGAACAAATTCAAATTTATTTTCAAATTAGAATATAAATGGTTTTAATCAATAAAAAAGAATATAATTGTCCTTTTGAAAATAAATTTGTAGAAATTTATTGTAATTTAAATATTTATCCATTGGTTGGTATTTTGGAAAAAGAAGCAGGTTTACTTTCAGATATAGCAGAAGCATTTAAAAATGAAAATACCCCATTAAATTATAAAATTTTTCCATTTGAATACTCATCATTTCTTATAGATAACCTTTTAAATTTTGAAAATGATAGTGGTTTTGTTATTAATTATATACCTGATACAATTAAAAAAATTTTTTTAATTAAAAATAGTTTTATTACATTATCACTTGAAAATGAAGTTTATAATAAACTTTATAAAAAAATAAATATCCATGGTTTAACTAAAGTACTTTATTTTGAAAATGAAAATTGTTACTCTACATTTGAAAAATATTTTTGGTATTACTTTCAAAATGGGATTTTTTATTACGATAACCTTATTTGTTACACAATGATTGTTAAAAATGCTGGCCCAATTCTTGAAAAAGTACTTATTGATAATTTACCAATTATTGATAGATGGTGTATTCTTGATACAGGTTCGACTGATGGTACACAAGATGTCATTAAAAGAATTTTAAAAGATAAAAAAGGAGTATTATATGAAGAACCTTTTGTAGATTTTAAAGTTTCTAGGAACAGATGCTTAGAACTTGCAAAACAAACTTGTAAATTTATTTTAATGCTTGATGACACTTATTCTATTAAAGGTGATCTTCGAACTTTTTTAAATGAAGTAAGAGGTGATCAGTTCAGTGATTCTTTTAGTTTACTTATTCAATCAGATGATACTGAATATTATTCAAATAGAATTATTAAAAGTACTACTAATTTAAGATATATTCACCGTATCCATGAAGTTATATCAGATCAATCAAATATTAATGTAACAGTTCCTTCTGATAAAGCAGTTATTTTTGATAATCGTATTGATTATATGGAAAAAAGAACAATGGATCGTAAACAATTTGATCTCGAATTATTATTTAAAGAAGTTGAAGAATTCCCTGATGATCCTAGAGCATTATACTACATTGCACAAACTTATGGGTGTATTGGAGATGAAATTAATAAAGCAAAATATTTTGAACTTAGAATTAATCATCCTCAACAAGGATACATTCAAGAAAAGATTGATGCATGTTTTGAACTAGCACGAACTTATAATTTTAAAATTGACCCAATTGATCAAATATATTACCAACCTTTAAATTTAAATTTTATTATAAAACCAGAATCATGGATAATTTGTGAAAAACTGTATCTCCAGGCATATTCACTTGATCAAAAAAGACCTGATAGTTTATATTTTATAGGTATTCATTATTATCTTGAAGGCAATTATGATAAATCTTATACTTATTTTAAAAAAGCATTTGAAACTGGATACCCAATTGGTAGTCAATATTCACTTAAACCTACTTTATCATTTCATTTTTTACCAAAATTTTTAACAGAAATGTGTTATCATTTTAAAGACTTTGAAACAGGATTAAATGCTGCAAAATTATTTTTAAATTCTTCAAAATTTAATACACCAAGTACTGATTCATGGAATTTAATGGCAAATTGGCACCGTATCCATGAAAATTTAGTAAAAATGCCACAACTTAATGAAACACCTATTATTATGGATCGTAAAATATTTTGTATAGTAACCGATGGTGGTTGGGAACCCTGGACAGGTGAAGACATTAATACAAAAGGTTTAGGGGGATCAGAAACATGGATAGTTGAAATGTCACGATGGATTTCTAGAATTGGTAAATACCATGTTGTTGTTTTTTGTAAAACTGAAAAATCTTGTTTTTTTGAAGATGTTGGATACAACCCAATTTCATCATTTCATCATTTCATAAGTAATAATATAGTTGAATATTGTATTATTAGTAGATATACAGAATATATTCCAGTTGCTATCCATGGACATGCTCAAAATATTGGACTTATTTTACATGACAATCTTGCACCTGAACTTATAATACCAGTTCATCAAAAAATTAAATGGATTTGGGGGTTAACACAATGGCATTCTAAAAACATTAAACAAACATTTCCGCAATTTGAAAAAATTATTAATGTTATGAATTATGGAATTGATAAAATTGAATCCAAACAAAAAATTAAAAATAGTTTTATTTATAGTTCTTTTCCAAACAGGGGACTAATTGTATTATTAAAAATGTGGCCAAAAATTAAAAAATTATTACCAGATGCAGTATTAAATATTTATTGTAATTTAGAACAAGAATGGGTTAATCAAGTTTCTCCAGATATGATGAATGAAATTAAAAAATTATTAAAAATAAATAAATCAGGTATTACAGTTCATGGATGGGTTTCTAAATTAATCCTTAAAGATGCGTGGAAAACTTCAGAATTTTGGTTATATCCATGTATTTTTGAAGAAACATTTTGTTTAACTGCATTGGAAGCAGCAATAAGTAAAACATTTGTAATTACCAATGATCTTGCTGCATTAAAAGAAACTGGAAATAAAGGATTAATAATTAATGGAAATCCATTAACTAATTTATGGCAAAATGAATGTTTAAATGAAATTTTTCATTTAAAAAATGATTTTAAAGAACAAAAAATTGAAGAAAATTATCAATGGGCAAAAACACTTACATGGGAAACTCAAGCAAATAAATTAAATAAAATAATTAATAATTAATTAATTAATTAATTTTAAATTCTTCAAAAAGAATACCACTTGGTCCACAAAAATTTATGTCTTTGCGACATAATTTGGTATCAAGATAATAATCAAGTATTTCTGTATTAGATACTACAGACATATATTTATTTTTTTTACAAACTGATAATTCATTATTTACAACTATATTATTTTTACAATTTTGACAAAGTGGTTTAACTTTAAAATTGTTATCAAAATTATTAACTTTATCAATTTTATCAAATTTCATATTAAAATTGTTATTAAAACTATTAAAACCTTTAAAACCTTTAAAATTTTTTTGTACATTTACAACTTTTCGGGGAACTGAATAAATTTTTGTAATTGGTATAATCATTTTTATTCTAATAAGATTTATTACTTTAAATTACTGTAAATGTTTCATTAAAATAATAATAATTTAATCCATTTAATATTTCATCTTTAGTAAGTAACACCCCACCTGGTTTTAAAAATGTTAATAAATTATATTTAGTTTCAAATTTATTAAAATTAATAATAATATCAAATGACCATTCTTCAAATGGTAAACTATTATAATCGGATATTATATCAAAACCTGGTAATGATATTTCATTTACAAAAAAAAAATCACAATTAATAAATGATAATATATTTTTAAGATCATTGGTATAATAATTTAAAATTAATACCTTATTTCCAGGAGATATATATTCATTTGTAAAAAATTGAAATAAATCATTAATTAAATTAAATGATTTCATTTTAACTTTATTTAATATTTATGGATATTCTTTTACAAAAAGAAAATCCTTAATTACCTTTCTAATTAAATTTACTTTATAACAATATCCTTCAGAAAAACTAGATCCTTCAAAACCTATTAATTTTTGACAATCACGTAAAATTAAAAGGTCGATTAATGCATTTAATTCACGTTGTGGATAAACTTTTTGAGGTATATAATAAACACCTCCATTACTTATTATAAAATCAAGTAATTCTTTTAAATAAGGTATCATTGGATCATGGATACTTTCTTTTGTTAAAGAACTTGATATATACCATGTTTTATCAAATCCAAATTGTTTTATAAATTGGGTGTATTGTTTTAATAAAAAATTACAATAATCTTTTATTTTATTTTGATCAAGACCATTAAAATAAACTAATTTATTTTTACTTTCCATAAATTGAGTATAAATTTCTTTTCCAAATGTATAATGTAAAACTGCATCTATGTCTAATCTAAAATGAATAGCATTATAATCTCTATTAAATGTTAATTTAATTTTATTAACTTTTTCTAAAATTGATTCATTAAATTCTAAACAATTTAAAAAAGGTATACTACTTACTGGATAAATACAAAGATTTGGAATATATTCGATTAATTCAGGACATTCTAAAATTAAAATATCCTTTCCAGTTAATTTTTTTATATTTTCATTTGTTTTAAATATATTCAAAACTTCATTAGCGTATACTCTTTCTTTTTTAAAAATATCTATATTTATTTTATGAATAAATAAATTAACATTTTTATTATAAGCATCATGAATATGATTTGTAATTAAATAAAGTTGATTACAAAGTCCAGCAAATGGATGATAATAATCTAAAAAATAAATTGTCATTTTTATTTTTAAGATTATTTTAAAACTTAAACTTAAACTTAAACTTTAAACTTTAAATATTAAATATTAATTGATTGTTTGATTAAATGCGGTACTAAGTTGTGTAGCAGGAAAAGATCTGCCATTTCCCCATATAATTCTTACAGCACCAGCACCACCTGGTCCACCAGCACCACCAACTACTTTCCCACCTTGTCCAATATGAACTGCATAAGTTGCACCAGGTGTTACTGTATAGTTATTTACATAACTTAATGCACCACCACCACCTGCGCCTACACCACCGCCACAACCACCTCCATAAGACCCACCCGCCTGTGTAGTACTAACTGCACCATTAGTTCCACCAGAACCACCTTTACCACCCGCTGCACCACTTGTTCCTTGTCCATAAATACCAACACCCCCACCTCCCATATTAGTTGATCCACCACCACCTGCACCACCTGTACCAGCAATACCAGTAGCACCGGATCCTGCACCACCAGCACCAGCATAACCACCCGCGCCTCCTCCACTATTATATGGACCTCCTGTTCCAACACCACCTGCATAATTAACATTACCAGTTGCTTGTGTAATAGATGTTCCATTAAACGTAAGTCCATCACCCGAACCTTGTCCAGTACCAGAACCACCACCCGCAAAACAAATTACAGTACTTCCAGATACTACAGGAGTTGTTGAAGAACCACCAAACCAACTTGAATTTGCTGCTGCATTTTTACTTGTAGTTGTACCACCAGCGCCACCTACACAAACAATGCATATACTAGTTACATTAGTTGGAACAGTAAATGTATAATTAGTTGTTGTATTTGTAGGATTAGTAGTATAAAGATGTTCACCTGCTAAAGGTTGAAGTGCCGTAGATATATCTGCACCAGATAACGTTATACTTGTATAACCACTATTTGGTAAAAGTGTCCCAACACTAAAATTAACATAACTTGCCGATACCCCATTTACTTGGTAATCTGAAAAAGTTGTATTTGTAGATCCTGTAAAAGGTGCTTGAAAATATGTTGCTATATCATTTCCACCTAATGGAACTGAATTAAAACTTGCCATTTATTTTAAACAAATATTTTTTTTAACATTTTTTTTCTAAAATTTCAACTCGAATAAGAAGATCGTTTATTATTTTTATCAATGGTGCAATAAGTTCTTGATACGCTATTGATTGTGGTTGTTGAGGATTTGGATCGGTGTAATGTAGACCTAATTTTTCTCCACCAAGTGCTTTTTCAACTTCTTGTGCAATAAAACCAAAACGTTTCTTTTCTAATTCAAATTTAAATGAATACTCAACTGGACGTATTTTTTTAATAAGTTGTTTAGAATATTCCAATGAAAGATCTTTAATATTTGTTTTTGTATTAAAATCAGATGTTGTATTAAAAGATGTTGCACTTAATTGACCAGTAGTTGTTACATAACTTAACGCGGTTGTTCCTGTATAAGCAACTTCAGAAGTTGAAGAATTATATAATAATGGATAAAGTGTACCAATTGCTCCAGTATTACCAGTCGTACGTATAGGATTTATAAATGTCCCTGGGTATGTACCATTAAGTACAGCACCACTTGCGTTGATGACTATACTATTTGCAGATTGATTAGATGCTCCTGCATTTTGCCCAATAGCAATTGCATTAGTACCTTGGTTACTACGACCTGCTAGTTGACCTATAGCAACTGCCCATGTACCTTGGTTATTTAAACCTGCGTTAAGTCCAATTGCAA